GTCCGCACTTTTTTTCTATCGACCCGGAAGTTGAATTGCGTTTACGCAGGTCACAGGCCCGCGGAGCCATTGTCGCCGGTAAGCACTGAATGCCGCGTGAATGGCGAATAGCGACTCGTAATTGGGCTGTTCGAACACGCTTATCCTCAATATCGCCTCCGCCATTGTTTCCGAGCCTGGCTAATACACGCCACCCGCCGCGACCACCTCACAGAATAGCCCGGTAAAGCGCTCGCGTGCTATTGCCACGCCAATACCGTTTAGCATTAGTACCGCCGACGAACGCACCGCTATTTCCTCAGGCTCCGGCTCGCCAGCCATTGCAATAGCCATTCGATCCTCGCGGCGCATTCCATACGGAGCCATTAGTGTACCAAACGGGATGCCGCCGGCGAGCCTCGGCAGCACCTCGGGGGGCATGCGGTACGGCAGGATTGCTAGGTCGGTCGTAGCGACGGCCAGGCCGGTAGCCGCAAACACGAGCCGCCCCGAGCGATGCCAGCAGCGAGGGTGAGGCGGGCTAGGGTCTAGCCCGTAGCGCTGCACCCGTGCGTATTCCTTGGCGCTCATGTCCAGCTCAGCCCACGGCGTAGCCTCTATGCGGACCTCTTGCCCGCCGGCCATGTCCTCGGCGAGCGCGGTTGCCGGGCCTGGCCATTCAAGCAGCATCGCGGCCAGCGTCCGGGCGATCCCGCCCGGTGACAGACGGTAGCGAGTCTGTGTCGTCTGAGTCATGAGCAAGGATCGTAGTCACTTGCTCACCCTCAGTCAAGAGGCGGCCCCTCAAGCGTTACTATCATTGAATTACCCGCCAATCTTTCGTACCTCTATTGTACTCGTCCACGAATACCGCTCGCCCGCGAGCCGTGAGCCGCCAAAGGCCCGGCCTGCCGCTGCCCGCCGGCCCACGCTCGGCCAGCTCGACCAAGGGTAGCCGCCCATGAGCCAGCCCGTACAGAGCCCCGCCTATCTGGCCAGGCGACAGCCTTACACCTCGCTCCGTGAGTAGCCATCCGCGAACCTGAGAGTTGGACGCATCGCCGAGGTAAGCCAGCGCGACAAAGCAATGGCCGGCGATGCCGGTAGGCGGCAGGATCACAGCGCCTCGCCTCCCCCCCAGTGATAGCCGTCGAGGTCATGATGAATCCAAGGCCGAGGCCAGCGTGCCGCGTCCATTTGCCATACCTCGTCATACGCCTTTGCGACCTCCGCCCATTGCCGCCGCTCGGCTGCCCAATGGCGTAGCTTGACAAAGTGGACTACCCAGACAGTAACCATAAGCGCCCATACGAGCGGCTCCCACCAATAGAAACCGCCAGTAACGGCAATCCACGTAAACGCGGCAACGCAAACGCTGACCGAGCCGGAATATATAAGGTAAGGGCGCGTCATGGGTTTGAGTATAGCGTCGCGAAATAGAACGTACCTAGGACGATGGCGATAATTAGCGTCACCATTCCCAGGAATAGCGCGAGCGGAGCGATTATGTTTATTAGGGCTCTGACTCTCATTCCCCTAAATTTGCCTCTCTATCCTTTGCCGGCGTCCGAACGTATCTCGGCCCCTCGACGGTGACATCCGATACGGAGCCTTTAATCGCCGGCGTCGTTAGTAGCGCGGCTTGAAGCCGCCCACAAAAACCCATTGCCGACGACTTATGCTCCGCCTCGAATCGTAGCGTTACCTCATAGGTTGCCATCCGCTAATCCTCTCAGTTATTGCGCGGGGTGATCGTGGTCTTATCTGATAGCGAAACCATGTCGACGGTGGCTCCCATTTCATCGGCCATTATGACGCTACAGATATGGCAGATAATAAGCGGACTCCCGCCCCTTTGCGTTACGTTCTCGATTAGCTTTTGCTGTTCCGGGCCTATCCATATCGGCCCGTGATGCCGCTGGCATTCACTCTTGACCGACCCGTCATACGGCAGCGGCCAGGGTATCAATTCTGGCATCACGCCGAGGCTCAGAATCCACGCCCGGTTCGTAAGGCAATCGACTGGAAAACAACTTACCGCAAATAGACCGGCTGTCATATGCCGCACCTCCTGGCTACTAGTATCGAAAGGCAGCCTAGCACCGTGGGACCAATCGAGACAGGGGTTCGGCTGAGTCTGGCTGCGCTCGGGACTGAGAGCCCCCGTACCGCCCTAGAGGTCTTGGCGGTCACCCTCGCCTCTGTGCTGGACAAAGACCCGCCAGAGGCCACCGTCGCGGCTCTGAGCCGCGAGCTACGGCTAACGCTCGTCCAGGTGGCCGAGCAGCCCGCGCCCAAGGCCGACGCGGTCGCGGAGCTGGCCGCTCGCCGAGGCTCGGGGTGATCGGCGCTCAGCGCCCGCGCCTCGAATCAATCCCCGCCTTTACCACCTCGGCCGCCGACGACGCTATCGAGCTGGCACAGATAGCCGGCCTAGGGCTAGACGACTGGCAGCAATACGTTTTGCACGGCTCGCTCGGCGAGCGGGCCGACGGCACATGGAGCGCCTTTGAAGTCGCATTGATTGTAAGTCGCCAAAACGGTAAAGGGAGTATCCTAGAGGCTCGCGAATTGGCGGGGTTGTATCTATTCCAAAGCGACCGGCTTCTCGTTCATACGGCGCATGAACACAAGACCGCCAGCGAGCATTACCGGCGCATGATCACGCTTGTCGAGAATACCCCCGAACTAGACAAGAGAGTCGCTCGCCACTCGTCCGCATACGGGCGGGAATTCATAGAACTTAAAGCCGCGCCTACTATCATCCTCGGCACGGGCGGCAGGCGGATACGACGCAATGAGCGCTCGCGGCTTATTTTCATAGCGCGCTCGGCTGGCTCCGGTCTTGGCTTCACGGCCGATTGTCTCGTCTATGACGAGGACATGATTCTATCCGCTACACAAGTCGGCGTATCAATGCCGACGCTATCGGCGAGGCCAAATCCTCAGGTTTGGTATTCCGGCTCTGCCGGGCGCAAGACCTCGACCCAATTGGCGCATGTACGGCGTCGAGGCGTAGCGGGCACCTCGCCGAGGCTGGCATTTTTTGAATGGTCAATTAACTGGCATGACGAGTATTGCTCGCCCGCCTGTACAGAGCATGACGACATAGACGATCCTCTCGCGGTCGCGAAAGCTAACCCGGCGTTGGGCATACGGATATCGGCTGACTTTGTTGAGGCCGAGCGAGAGGCTATGCCCGACGCTGAGTTTGCCAGGGAGCGTCTAGGCGTGGGGTCCTATCCCGCGCCTGCCGATGGCTGGCTGATCATTCCGCGCAAGTGGTTTGATATCACCAAGAGCGCGGCCGAGGAACCCCTCCGCGTCATGTATCCCGTGTTCGCTATTGACGTAGCGCCTAACCGTGAGTCTGCCTCTATCGCGGTTGCGGGCTTGCTTGGCTCTGGCGGCCCGGTAGGGCTACAGGTGACCGACCATCGTGACGGTACCGCATGGATAGCCGCGAGGGTAAAGCAGATACAAGAGCGCTGGCACCCTAAGCAATGGGTGATCGATAAGCGCGCTGCCGCCGGCACCCTTATCACAGAGCTGGAAAAGGCAGGCATACCCGTTGAGACGCTACAGGCTACCGACGTGGCGCATGCATGCGGGCAGCTATACGACGCTTTCCGTGATGACTCCATAAGGCACTACGGGCAAGGCAGCCTAAGGGCGGCCCTAGCTGGTGTCGATAAGCGCCCGCTATCCGACTCATGGGCATTTGACCGGCGAAATTCCGCCGTGGATATCTCGCCTTTGATGGCTGTCACTTTTGCCTATTGGGGATATCAGAGGTTTTCAGTGCAAGAGGATTACGACGTAAGCCAATCGGTTCATTTCGATTTGGACGAGATTAAGCGGCTGTGCCGACTCGGAGTGTACGGACCCCATGATATCCAACGCCTTTATGACGAGGGCTTGATTAATGATAAAGGCTTGGAGGCTTTGGCCAATGCGGGAATCCCTACGTAATACAGCAGGATTTGCGCGCCGGTTTGCCGCTCCCGCACTGCCCGCAATCGCGGGCATGGCGCTTGTCTCGCTCGGCGCTGCCCTTATCTACCTGCCTGCCGGGCTTATCGTCGCTGGGGTCCTATGCCTACTCGTAGATAGCAGGCTGTAATGGGGTTTCTTTTCGGGCGGGGTAAAACCCTGCGTGACACGACAGCGGCATACTGGGGCATTAGCGGACCTGGCGACCTTATCCCTCGGCGATTCGGCCGAGGCGGCACCTTTGCCGGCATGGTCACCGAAAAGACCGCTATGGAGCAATCGGCAGTATGGGCGGCTATCCGCCTCCGTGCCGACCTCGTGTCGACTATGCCGGTTGACGTATTCAGGTACGCCAATATTGACGGTACCAAGATACAGCTAGACGTACCGCCGAGCCCGTTTATAGCCAGCCCCGCGTTTATGGAATTCCTTTACTCGACTCAGGTTGAGCTAGACCGTACGGGCAACGCGATAGGGATTATCCGCGCAACTGACGGCATGGGCTACCCGCTAGAAATCGACCTGCAATCGTCGTCCGTTTGCGACGTGGTTATCAGGGATAACCAGATAAGCGCGTACCGGATTAACGGCGAGGAATACGACCCCTCTGAGGTCTGGCACGAAAAGCAGTTCACAGCGCCCGGCCTGCATGTAGGAATGAGCCCGGTTGCTTATGCGGCGTACACCTTGGGACAGTACCGCACCGTGCAGGAATTCGCTATGTCGTGGTTTATGAGCGGCCAAGGCCCACGCGCTAGCCTCAAGAATTCGGAAAAGAAACTGAATACGCGAGAGGCGACGCTAGTCAAGGAGGCGTGGCGCGCAAGCCAGAGCGCCGGCGAGCCTTTCGTACACGGCAGCGATTGGGAATACTCGCTTATCCAGGCGGACAAAGCGTCGTCCGATTGGATCGAAGCGCAACGGATGACGCTGCCCGATATCGCCCGGTTCTTTGGCGTGCCTGCCGATCTTATCGACGCTGCCATAGCTGGCGGCCCCTCGGTTACCTATGCGAATATCACCCAACGTAACCTGCAATTTCTGATTATGAATCTCGGCCCGGCGATTATCCGCCGCGAGAACGCGCTAAGCCAGATGCTACCGCGCCCGCGCTTTGTGAAACTTAACACCGACGCTCTGTTGCGCATGGACCCGGCTAGCCGGGCTCAAATGCTTAAGGTCCAAATTGATGCACGCACTCTCGCACCAAGCGAAGCGCGAGCGCTGGATAACCGCAAGCCATTTACCGTCGAGCAAATCGCGGAATTTGACGAGCTGGGTCTTAACAAGAAGGGCTCAACGCCTGAGACCTCGATAGCTCCGCAAAGAGGCCCCGACCCGTTTATCTCGACGGCACCTCCGGGCGGCAGTAACGACCCGGTAAGCGAGGCAGATACGGCCGATGAAACCGACATAGGAAACGTAGACTTATGGTTAATGCTGATATCCGGGCGGCACGCGCCAAGCACCGCTCAGAAATACCGGGCGGCTCGCCGCGTACACGGGGGTTTCCCTCTCAACTAAGAATGAAGCTTGTTAATCAGGACGGCCGTTCATTCTATGAGGTTGAGGGTTATGCAACGGTTTTCGACCGGGCATATGAAATGTGGGACATGTTCGGTTCCTATAAGGAAACAATGGGTTCCGAGGCGCTAGACAAATCCCTGGCGAATAGTCCCGACGTGGCGTTCCTGGTAAACCATCGCGGCGTCACTATGGCGAGGTCGACCAAAGACTCGCTAACCCTCGCCAAGGATTCAACCGGCCTCCATGTCCACGCGCTATTGAATGCCGACCGGCAGGATGTACGCGACCTGGCCTCGGCTATCGGCGACGGGCTTATCGATGAAATGTCATTTGCCTTTATGCTGAATGAGGGCGTATGGAACGATGACTTTGATGAATTCAGGATTACCGAGGCGGACATAAATAGGGGCGACGTTAGCGCAGTGAATTACGGAGCCAATCCGTACACCTCGATTCAGGCCCGTGCGGCTGACTGGCTGGCGGATATCCCGCGCCTGTCGGAGCCGGTAGCGCGAGCGGCGTTCCAGCGGATTCACAGCCGCCTAGAGGCCCTCGGCCCCTCGGCCCTAGAGGGCATAGAGGACTGGCCGATTGAAGACCTTACAGGCGAGCACAGAGCCGTCGAGGCGGACGAGAGCGCTCCCGCGCTTTGCTCCGCCCTTGACGCCGTGCTAGACGAGGCTGCCGCCCTCGTGGCGGACATGGACGAGGCCGCTTTCGCGGCGTTGCCAATCGAGGTAGCGCAAGCGGTCGACATGCTTATTGGCGCGCATTCCATCGTAGATCAATTGATGGCAGCGCTCGGCATTTACGACCCGGACGATACCGACGCCGAGCCTGCCGATAAGGCAAGCAAGCCGGCCGAGGTGCGAGAGCGCGTAGGTAAGTCGCTCCGCCTCTGGCACATGCGCCTAGAGGGCTAACCGCCACGTACCCAGGATTTTGTAACAGTGCCGGCATAGCGCCGGGCACCGACCACCGTCGTATTTCTGTACTCGACGCGACGGGCGGCAATGTATGCCGATACGGCAAAGCGTGTTTTCCCTGAGCCTGCTTACAAATTCCATGTCAGGCAGTTTATCAGATCGACCCCTAAGCGGCAATCAGACCGTAAGGGATTACCGGCAATCAGACCGGCCATTTAACAGGCAATCAGACCTGACACCAATCAAATCTAAAACGATAGGACTATGCCTAAAATGGCTACTATTAAGGAACTAATCGCCGGCATTGAAGTTGAACGCGAGGCGGCAGAAAAGCGCGAGCAAAAGGCGCGTAAGGAAATCGAAATCATCCTGGCTAGTGCTCAGCAGGAAGGTCGCTCGGCCCTTTCTGAGGAAGAGGATACCCGTTGCGAGCAGCTTTTCGAGGCTATCGAGCTGGCTAAGTCTCAGCAGGCCGGTATTACTCAGAAGCTCAGCCGCGCTAAGAAGGTTGAGTCTGAGGAAATCGAATCTGAGGCCCGGCTACAGGTGACGCATGAGACCGCCAAGCGGACGAATACAGCCGCCAAGCCCGCCTATGACCGCGTTATGCGGGTGACCTCGGAGGAACGCACCTATACCAAGGAAAGCGACCCGTCTGGCGCAATGTTCCTTAGGGACGTTGCCAAGGGCACGCTTTTTGGTGACCCGGTTTCTGCCGAGCGTATCCATAGGCACATGCAGGAGGAACGCGTCGAGCGCGGCGTTTACGCCGAGCGTGCCGCCGGTGACCTGATCACTACCGGCCTTGGTGGCTTGGTTGTGCCTCAGTATTTGGTCGACATGACTGCGCCCGCTGTTGCCAACCTCCGACCTCTGGCCGATGCCTGCACTAAGCACCCGCTACCCCCGGACGGTATGTCGGTTACGATTCCGACGATTACCACGGCAACATCGGCCGCTTTGCAGGCGACGCAGCTTACCGCCGTTTCGGCGACCTCGGCTGTTGAGACAGACCTGACTCTGACTGTGCAGACAGCAGCCGGTAGCCAGAATGTTTCGCGCCAGGCTGTCGAGCGCGGTACGGGTATTGACAACGTGGTTATCAGTGACCTCATGCGGCGTTACGCTACGGCGCTTGATAACACGCTTGTTAACCAGGCTACGACTGGCCTTGACGCTTTTTCTAACGTCAACACCTATACGTCTGGCGCTCCGACTGCCGCCGAGCATTACACCCGAATCCTGGGCGCTATGTCTCAGGTTGAGAAAGCGCTACTCGCTTATGCTAAGCCGAATCTCGTCGTTATGCACGGGCGGCGTTGGTATTGGCTCCAGAGCCAGCTCGTGTCGACCTGGCCATTTATTGGCAATCAGGGCGGCTTTGGCGAGCCGACCGGAACGGTTAACGGCTCCGGTTATGGCGCGGCTTCTCGCGGCATGCTGCCGAATGGTACCGCCGTTTGTATTGACGACAACGTCGTTACAAACCTTGGCCTTGGTACTAACCAGGATCGCATTTACGTGCTGTCCTCGGACGAGGCCCATCTTTGGGAAGCGCCCGGCCAGCCCGTGATGATCCGGGCCGAGCAGCCTAACGCGGCTAACCTCGGAATTCTTTTCGTTGTGTACGGTTATTTTGCCTACACTTTCAAGCGCTATCCGCTGTCTGTTCAGAACCTTGACGGTACCGGCCTAGTGGCCCCGACTGGCTTCTAATCAAGCTAGCTTAGTGATGCTTTGGGGGGCGGGCTCTAACGGCCCGCCCCTCAGGCAGCGAAAGGGTTTAAAGAATGGCCATCATCACCTCGCACAATGCGCCTATCGCTAGCGGGCAGACTACGGCAGGCGACACGAATATCCTTGATCGCGGTACCCAGAATTGGGATAACCCGGCAATGGTAATTCTTGTTACCACGATTGGCGCGACGCCAACCGCGACGTTCTCGGCCATTCTCGGCTCGGTAGACAACGTTACCTATTACCCGCTTCCCTATGCAGACTCGGCTACGCCGGGCACCGTTACGTCCGCCGTGATCGGCACCATTACCACGGCTCAGACTAAAACCATGTACCTACAGCCGGCTTGCTGGCGCTATCTCAAAATCAACATCTCGGCCGTGACAAACGTAACCAGCACCATAACCGCATTTTCAGGTGAGTAACTTATGAACCTAGATGACCTTAAGGCCGAGCGCGAGCGGCTAGCCGCCTATGGCCTGCATATCGCGCTGGCGCTTGTCGACGCCGAGATTGAGCGCATTACTACCCGTAAGGACACCTCGGCTCCGGTAGCCAGGCAGGCTCCCGCTCGCGTCACAGTTGCTTCCCCGCCCTCAAAAGCTGCCGTCCGCACGGCAGGTAAGGATAAATCAGCATGAGCCGTTACCGCACCTCTTATACCTCGTCGGCGGCTATTGCTGTTGACACAGCCTTTGGTTACCTTATGTGCCCGGCCTCTGGCGGCTATAACATGCGCCGGATTACTGGCGGGCTCGTCACCATTGGTTCCACCTCGGCCCCGCCCGACCAGGATTGCCTGTTGGGCATTGCTGCCGCTACTGCCGGTCCTACTGGCGCGGCCACTACGACGACAACCACTCTGCTTAACCAGAATTCGGTTCCGTCACTAATGATTGCCGCCTCTAGCTATGCGACTACTAACCCGACGTTCAGTGCTACCGCTGCCGATCCTTTCCAAATTCCCGTTTCGTCTCGCGGCGGCTGGGATTTGCTCTGGGAAGCTCAAGAGGAATGGCAGATTATCAAGGGTGTCGCTCAGGGGCTCGTATTTGTCAACCGAGGCAACGCACTACTTACTCCGCTTGCATGGAAGATCGTCGTTGAATGGGAAGAGTGACCTATGGCTGTACTTACCGGCATCAATTGCCTAATGGTATGGGCGGATGGCCTGTCTGACCGTGCGGCGCTTTTTGCTCTGCGCAAGGTGACAACCTCAGACACCATCGACCTTGCCGGGACTTTTCTTATCGTAAAACAGGCAATCATGATTGGCACGACTGTTAACGGCTCGGCTACCGCCAGCGTTTCCGGCACGGTGGTTACGATGCCTGCCGGGCTTAGTAATGATGCCGCATACCTTTTGGTATGGGGCGCGTCGGCATGATCTGATATGCCAGCACCGTCTGTCGTTGTCTATAAGAACGCATACGTAAGCACGACCGCCGCTACTCGTGTCCTTACGCAGATTACCGTAGCTACCGGAGATATAGTGGCCGTCGTCGGCCAGACAGGCGACTTTACCGCCGTGCAATCCTTTGCGTCGCTGGCGCAAACTGCCGGTACCGCGACAATCGGCGCGGTCACCAAGCGGCAAGAGGCCGGCTCGGCGTCGTGGTGCGGCAATGGCCTATTCACGTTCACGGTAACCGCCGGCGGCACGATGACGATTACCGCGTCATTCGGCGGCAGCGTAACCGCGCTCTTTAACACGCTCTGGACATTCGTCGCGACCGGATGCGGCGGAGTCGGAAACACGGCCAAGACCGTAGGCGCGACCACGACGCCGGTAACCGCAAGCCTGACTACCTCGGCGAATAGCTACGTTATTGCTATGGCCGGAGACTGGACGGGAATCGGCAGCGCCACAACGACGCTCACGCCAGCAGGCGGAACACTCGACGCACATGAGACTGACGGTGTTAACGATCAGTCATTCGCCGGCTCTAACTACTCGTCTCGCGGCGGTCACTGGGCCGATAGCGGAGCGCCCGCCACAACCTCATACGGGGTTAGCGTTCCGACCTCAGCTAAATACAACCTGGTGGTTTGTGAACTGCTGGCAGGCGGCAGCCAAGGCGGCAGCAAAGGGCAATTTCTAAATCAGGCAATCAAGCGCGCTTCGCTTTGGTAAGGAAACTTTAATGGCAACACTTTATTACGTGCAGAGCGCGGCTTTTAGCACTACGGCAGCGCCGGTTAAAGTCGCGACCGGCACGGCTATTAAAACGCTATTGCAGATTGCCACTCCCTCAACCGAGCGAATCAAGGTCGTTGAATGGGGCATCAGCCTGGATACTCCCGCGTCGGCGTCGAGTATCGCTTGCGAGCTAGTGCAGACCGACGTAGCCGCAACGACCGGCACCTCGATAACTCCCCAGCCGTACGAGGATGCTAACAACCCCGCGAGCCTTTGCGTGGGCGGTACCGGCGCGACGTGTTTCCAGCCGAGCGTCGAGGGCACGACCACCGTTACGAGGATGGGCGATCTACAGCTAATCGCCCCGCCTTTCGTCTACGTCAAGCAATGGCCGCTCGGCCGTGAATTCGGCGTTCCGATTTCAAAGTTTCTGCGGGTGAGAGTAACCGCGACCGTAACGTGTAACGCATTCGCTTATGTTATCTGGGAAGAGTAGCCGATGGCTCGCGTTCGGCGAGCCTTTCCCGGCTTTCGTCTCAGGCAGTCTAAGACTCTTGCCTTTGCTCCGCCCGTGCCGCCGGCCCCGGCTCCGATAAAGACCCCTCGCCGTCCGTTCACCCGCACTAAGGGCGGGATTACGGCGGGCATCGTAATCACGGTCACGGCAACGCCCGCGCCGATCGTGCCGGCTCCGGTCAAGACACCTCGCCGGCCGTTCTCTCGCGTCAAGCCTGGCCGCATCACGGCCGGCGTCGTCGTCACGATTCCCGCGCCCGCTCCGGTCAAGGCAAAGCGCCCCCCCTCGGCTGGCCGGGCACGTAGCAAGATCACGCCCGGCGTCGTGGTCACGGTCGCGATTCCCGCGCCCGCTCCGGTCAAGACCCGCCGAGGCGCGCCAGCTCGACCGCGTTCCGGCCAGATAGCCCCCGGTACTGTTGTCACGGTCACGGCGGCCCCCGTGCCGCTCGTCCCGGCTCGTATCACAACCAGGCTCCGCCAGGCCCTTACGGGCCGACGTGGCGCGCTCCGCCCTGGCATCGTGGTCACGGTTGCAGCGGCCCCCGTGCCGCCTACGCCCGCGCCCGTCAAGACACCTCGCCGGCCCTTTATCCGCGCTCGGTCCGATGGCATCACGGCCGGCCTCGTTGTCACGGTGGTTATACCTCCGCCGACGCCGATCGTGCCCGCGCCCGTCAGGACCCCCCGCCGGCCATTCATCCGCAAGCCTGGCCGCATTACGCCGGGCATCGTGGTCACGGTACCCGCGCCCGTACCGCCCACCTCAGCGTCGATTAAGACGCCTCGGCGACCCTTCACCCGCGCCAGGTCTGGCGGTATCAAGGCCGGCCTCGTCGTAACGGTCACCGTTACACCGACGCCGATCGTGCCCGCGCCCGTCAGGACCCCTCGCCGGCCGTTTACCCGCGTCAATCCTGGCCGATTCAGCCGAGGTATTCCGGCCTCGCCGATTCCGCCTGTCGTTATCGCCGTCCGGCCTATTACCGCGAAACGGCGTGCGACCCTACCGAGAATCGTTCGCGGCAGGATTACCGGCACTCTCGCGCCAGGCGTGGTCGTTACCGTCTTTTTCGGCTATTCAAGCGTCGGCGGTAATGATCTTCCCGCCAGTATCGGCCAGGGCGAGCCGCCCGATTCCGGTACGGGTACCGGCGACCTGGCGGATAGCGACGTCGGTGATTCCAGCGCGGCAGATAGCAGTATCCAAGGTCAATCGCTCTAGGGGTAGTAAATGTCTGTAGAAGTCGGCTCGGTCTATCGGTCAACACTGGCCGTCACAAATAGCGTCGGTGCGCTAATCGATCCGGCTACTCAGACTCTTACGGTCACGCTGCCAGATCAGACCACGGTAACGCCCGGCAATACGCGGGATAGCCTCGGCACGTTCCACGCTGATTACACGATTATCCAAGAGGGCGCGCATAAATTCGTATGGGTAACGACCGGCCCGGTTACCTCGCGAACCGATTACGTCAACGCTAACGCCTTTCGGTCGATCGTGGGGATTGACGAGGTACGGGCCTATATCAGTTACACCACTACCGATAAAGACTCGATTCTCCGGGCGATCATGGCGTCGGCCACCGACCTAGCCGAGGGTATAGCGGGCTCTTGCGTTCAGCGCCGGTACGTTAACGAAATCGTGAGCGGCTATAGCGCGCAAGTGCTCCGCCTGCCTCACGCGCCTTTGCCGACCGCCTCGGCCGTGGAGACGATTACCTCGGTCTGGCCGGGCGGCCCCTCATGGGTTACGGCCGACGTTATCGCCTATCCGGCCAGCGGCACGGTCGAGGCTAAGAGCATGATTCCATTTTGGTATGGACCTTGGCAGGTTACTTATACGGCTGGCCGCTTGGTTATCCCCGAGCGGATACAACTTGCCGTCAAGGAAATTGTTTATGACATGTGGGCATTGCAACGACCTTTTGGCGTGGATTCTTACGAGCTAGGCCCGGATGAAACCTCGCGCTATGAGGCGGCACTAGCTCAGTATGATATTCCGCCGCACGCCAAGAGTCTACTCGAAAAAGAAGCGCAACCGGGGTTCGCATGAAAGCAACGGCTATTGACGACGTAACCCTAGCCATTTTTGCAGCAATTGACGCTGCCGTTACTTATCCGGTTTTCGACGGTCCCCCCTCGAAACTCCCGAGCGGCACGGGACAATATAAATGGCTGGCAATCGGCGTAGACGTACTAGACGACCAATCAGGCCCGGCGACCGCCGCAATCATGGATCAAACATGGGCTAGTCTCGGCGAGATATCACGAGCCGAGCAAATGCAAATTCACTGTGTAGCGGTTGGGCGCGGTACCTCTATTGCCAACGCCCGAGCGCTGGCTATGGCCGTCATTCAAGACGTCGGCACATACCTCCCGAAACACCCGACGCCGGAATCCTATAACGCGCTCATTTCCACCGTGTCGGCGGTAAAGCCGCACAATATGGCCGGTGGCGCGCTCGTTCATATTGAATTCACGATCAGCGCGAGCGCAAGGCTCGTCTAAACAAAGGTAGGCACTCATGGCGCTTAAGCGTTACATCGGCCCTCTTGAGTCTGTGCGGCTCCAGGTGGCCGGGCATGAAATCGGCATTGTCAAGCAAGGCGACTCGATTGTCGTGCCCGACGAGCTGGCCGAGCTAACAGAATGGCAGGCGGATTACTGGGCCGATGGAGCGCCGGTAACTCCCGCAAAGGTTACCGCGAAAAGCGCAAAGGCCGATGACGGCGGAAAGGGTGAAGTCTAATGCCTACCGGCGCGGGACTCGACGCCCAATTGGGCACTAAGACAGAAACCACGGTCGGCACTATTGCCGCCCCGGTTACCCAGTTTTTCCCTTTCAATTCATCCGAGCTAACGTTTACCCCTTCTTATATTGAGGGCTCCGGCCTTATGGCCGGCCTCCGGTTTAAGGACGTGTCGCAGGCTGGCATTGTCCGAAAGGATGCGGGCGGCAAAATTGAAATCCCTGTAATGTCAAAGGGATTCGGTTGGTGGATGAAACATATTCTCGGCAGCACGGGCGGTCTTTCTAACCCCGTGGTTATCGCGACGACCGCCTTTAAGCAGGTCCATGTACCGGGCGGGCTGCGCGGTCTGTCCTTTACCTGCCAGATGGGAAAGCCGGAGCCGGGCACGGGCACCATTAAGCCGCGTACTTATAACGGCTGCAAGGTATCTGACTGGGAATTGACGCTACAGGATAACGCCCTAACGCTTTTGTCTATGACGCTTGACTCATGGAACGAGGACACAGCGACCACGCTTGCGACGGCTAGCTATCCTGCCGCTAACCAGGCTTTCAACTTTTCGCATGTAAACGTATTCAAGACGGGCGGTACGCCTACGACTACGACCGGCGTATGCTCTATCGCCTCCGGCGTTACCGTGCCCTCTGTGCTTACTAAAATGTCTCTGGCGGGCAAAGCCTCGCTTGCTGACTCGCGGTATGGCCTGGGGAATGCTGGCATTAAAAAGGAACAGCTAGAGAACGATTACTTTGCTCTGACTGGCAGTTTCGAGGGCGAGTTTGATTCGGTCACCTGGGAGCCGCCTTTTGTCGCCGGCTCTACGATTGCCCTACAGGTCGACTCGTCATTCGGCGATGCAGGCAGCGGTAACCCGTATCTACTCAGCATCATTATTCCTGCCGCCAAGATCACCTCGGCCCCCGCCGTTATCTCCGGCCCCGACCTCGTGAGGGTAAGCGGGCAATTCAACGTTTACTCGGATGGGGTAAACGCGCCGGTACAGATCACCCTGGTAAGTACCGACTCGGCGGCTTGGTAAGCCATGCCTACGCCCACGCATGGCGGCAAAAATGCAATGCGGGTTGAGTTGACGGCGGAGTCTAAGAAGACCGTAGTCAAGCTAGCCAAGGCGGACGCCATGCCCGACCTCCGTAAGGCTCTCATGGTGGCGACAGCGCCCGCTCAGGCGGCATTGAGGAAAGCCGCTCGGGCGCTGCCGTCCACGCGCAACCGCAAGGATGTTGACTCGCTACGGAACGCCCTAGCGGGTGCTATCCAGCGGCGCGTTAAGACGACCTCGAAAGTCGTTACCGTGATTATCCTCTCTGTGCCGCGTGGCGGCAAGTCGAATATTGCGAGAGCGGTCGAGGGAATCATTCCGTGGGAACATTCCGTGTTCGGTCACGAGGGCACGCGAGTCAAGCAGAAGCCTATGCCCTATTTCTATAAGACAATGGACGAGCTTTTGCCTGAGACTACGGCAAAGGTCGAATCGGCAATGGCCGAATTTGAAAAGAAACTGTGAGTCAAATTGCCTTACATTAGGATTAAAAAGTGCATCAATTGCGGCATCGCCCATGAGTGGCTGTTTACTCAGCCGACTCTTAAGGAATTGCGCGAGATTAAGCACCTTACGGGCATGGGCGCGTCGCAATTCGGCGAGGCCGGCGACCAGGGTGACCCGGATGCGCTAACCGCCTTGGTCGTGATCTTGCATAAGCGAGACAAGATCAATCTTGCATTCGATGATGCCGACCTTGATTTCAGCGACTTTGAAATGGAGGCTACCGAGACCGAAAAGGCCGAGCAAGCCGATCTAGAGCAGAGGATGGAAAAGGCGGCTCGTACGGGCATGAGTACGGGACAGACCCCAAAAGCCGCGAGTGGCCGGCGACCAAAGGCGGGCTAGAGGCTCAGGTTCGGAGTTATTACGCGGACCTCTGGGAGCTATTCGGGCTAACGCCGATAACGGTCTGGGATATCACGCGGGATGATTTTTTCGCAATGGCGGAAACCGCCGATAGACATAGAGCAGAAATGAGCAAGCCGGCATGAGTGGTAAGACCCTAGTCTATAGGCTTGTCGGCAAAGACGACCTTACCCCCGTCATTAACAAAGCGGGCAAGGAGGCGGAGAAAACCGGCGGCGTAATGTCCGGTGCTTTCTCAAAGGCAGGCGTGCCTATCCTGGCGGTCGGTACCCTTATCGGCGGTTTCCTCATGAAGTCAATCGAGGACGCTCGCGGCGAGGGGTTCGGCAAACTGAAAGTCGCTGTCGATAATACCGGCGAGTCATGGGATAAGCTACTGCCCAAGATTCACGGCGTCGGCGATTCAATGGCCAAACTTGGTTTTACTCAGGCCGACACGAATAAGTCTCTTACCAGCCTGGTAACCATCACGGGCAGCTCGTCCGTAGCGATGAAATCGCTAGGCACGGCGGCGGACCTGGCGAGGTATAAGAATATCAGCCTTGCTCAGGCGTCTCTGTCGCTCGGCAAGGCGAGCGTAGGCAGCACCAAGGCCCTTAAGGACCTTGGCATAAGTAGTACCGACCTGCCTAAGCATTTTGCCACTACGGGCACAGCAGCAAGCCGTATGGGCATCATTATGGACCTGCTGAATAAGAAGATCGGCGGGCAGGCATCGGCTTACGCGACGACTTTCGGCGGCAAGCTGGCGGTACTCAAAGCCAAGATGGAGAACGTCTCGGCTACCATTGGTGCCGCTTTGCTGCCGGTTATCTCGCTGTTGCTCGGGGCTATCGTCAGTAAGGTACTTCCCGCGCTGCAAGCGTTTAGCGCATGGCTGGAAAACAAAGGCATACCCAAGCTAAAAGAGCTGGCAACAAAGGTTATGCCGTTTGTTAACCAGGCTTTTGCTTATTTCTTCACGGGTGTCTCGACCATTCTTAAGCTTCTTGCCGGATTGCCCGCTCCGGTCAAAATCGCCGGTCTTGCGATTATCGCGCTTGGTGTCGCCATGAGGCTAGCGGCAGCGGCTAATCCCTGGATACTTCTTGCCGTGGCGATTATCGTCGTCGTCGGGGTTATTACCAAGAACTGGAAATCAATTGTAGCGGTTTTTGATTCTGTTGCTCGTGCTATTTCGACTGGCTGGAATGCTACGTTTAATGCCGTTAGCCGAGTAGTCAAGGGTGTTTTTAACTGGCTGAAAAGCAATTGGCCGTATATCGTCGGTATCCTTACCGGCCCGGTGGGTATCGCTGCCGCTATTATTTATAAGCATTTTGGCACAATTAAGAATACCGCCATATCCGTACTTAATTTTATTAAGGGCCTGGCTCAAACCACATGGAACGCCATCGGTAATTTTTTTAAATCGATGTGGACTGCCATCCTCAGGCCGGCTATCCAAACTATGTGGAACGTCATTAGCTCGGTTTTCGGGTTTATTATCAATGGCGCAGCTAAGGCGTTCGGATGGATTCCCGGTATCGGCGGCAAGTTGAAAGGTGCCGCGAATGCGTTTAACACGTTCCGAAATAACGTCAATAGCGCTATCAATGGCGTCAAGGGCAAGACTATTACCGTCGGCGTTGCCATGAGTAGCGCGACTAATCCTTTCGGCGGCAACGGCATCACGGGACGAGCCGCAACCGGCCGTCATATTCGAGGGCCGGGCACCTCGACCTCTGACACAGCCGGGCTATATGCGCTATCTGACGGCGAGTACGTCGTGCGGGCATCGTCTGTCAAAAAGTATGGCCTTTCCTTTATGCATGCCCTTAATGCCGGGCATATAGGACGGAGGGCAGGCGGGGGCGAGATTAGCGTTAAGCCTCAGACGCCTAGCGCCGGATCGATTAATGCCGGAATCCTGGCCGGAGTGACCAGGTATGTTAAAAACAATTTCTTTGGCGGCGGTAATCTCGCCGGCGTGCTGGCTCTGGCGCGGTCTTTTGTCGGCCGCGTGCCTTATGTCTGGGGCGGGGCTAGCCCCTCTGGCTGGGATTGCTCGGGCATGGTTTCGTGGATTTATAACAAGCTGGGATTGTATCGGGGGCGCACTACTGCCGCTGGTTTCCAGAGTTGGGTAACGCCAACCGGGCCGGTTCCTGGCGGGCTGGCTTTCTACGGCCGCCCGGCCCATCACGTCGGCTTCGTGCTTGACGGTAGTCACCTGCTGAGCGCGCTAGGGCGGCAATGGGGTACGACGATCAGCAGTCTTAACCTCGGCGATAATTCCGGCTACGGCGTGCCGCCCGGCAGCGGAGGCGGAGGCGGCAACCCTGGCAAAGCCGGCGGTATTAAGGAACTGGCTTTTTCTTTGCTTCGACAGCACGGCTGGGGCAATCAGTGGAATTCTTTTAACGCTCTTGAGAACGCCGAGGCGGGTTGGTCTTTGACCGCCCGGAATCCCAGCAGTGGCGCGTACGGCATGGCTCAGTTTATTAATGGACCTTCCGAGTATTACCAGTATGGAGGCAACCCCTTTACGGCGCTCGGGCAGTTGACGGGAATGATGAACTATATCGCTGGCCGTTACGGCTCGCCTAATGCCGCATGGTCCCAGTATTATCATCATCCTGGCGGCATCGGCTGGTATAACCAGGGCGGCCCGGTAACGTCATTTGATACGGGTACTGGAATACTCCGACCTGGATACAGCATCGCGCATAACGGCACGGGCAGAAACGAATTTCTTTCTACTCGCGGAGGCGGGGGAGCTACGTACGTTATAAACGTGCATTCCAGTCCGCTCGCACGCCCGGCTGATATCGGCCGCGAGGTCGTCGGTGCTATTCGTGAATTCGAGAGAGGCGCGGGGAAGGGCTGGCGGTCGTGACTCTAATTCTGCCGGATATCTTTATCGAGGCTGGCTTTACTCCCGCTAACCCCGTTCAGCCGGCGTTGGTAATAAGACTGAATAGCGGCACGGCGGGATTGCTGAACACGAATATCCTGGCGGTCGACAACGTCTGGTATGACCTCACGTCAGACGTTATCAGTTTCGCCGTCAACCGCCCGTCTACCCGCCAGCAAGGACCGCTATACAACTACCAAGCCGGTACCGCGACGATTCTGCTCGATAACTCGGCGGGCACATACGACCCGGATAACGCCGCTAGCCCGTTTGCCGGGTTGCTCGCGCCGATGATCCCGTTGAGAGTCAGAGCCAATTTCGGCTCTTTGGCATATCCCGTCTACTCGGGTTTTACTGACGGCTGGTTTCCTGCCGACGTTACTTACAGCGGAGACTACGCGGAGCTAACCGTATCGGCCACAGACGGCTTTAAAGTGCTGGCGGGTATCAATCTACCGGCAGTCACGATAACCGGCGTGAGCGCCGATACAGGGGCGCGGGTAAAGGATATCCTCACGCGGGCGGGTTGGTACACCTCCGCCGAGAAGCAACTAGTCGATACCGGCAGCTCGACGCTACAGGGCACTACCCTAGGCAGCGATGCGCTATCGATTATGCAATTGGCGGTTGACTCGGAAATAGGCCAGCTCTATATTAACGGCGCTGGCGCTGTCGTATTCCGCGCTCGGCGGGCACTCGTCAACGACACTCGTTCTAATACCGTGCAGGCGGTATTCGGCGATATACCGGGCACGGTCCACTCGGCGGGTACCGAACTAGCATGCTCGACAGTCAGTCGGGCTATTGACGACACGCTGATAGCAAACGATATCCAGGCAACCCGCACGGGCGGCGCATTGCAAGAGGTACAGGATACCGCGAGTCAGGCGCGGTATCTATTTCCGCGCACATATTCTAGGACTGACCTAATCCTGCAAGACGACTTGACGACTCTTAACTGGGCGCAATGGGTTTTGTACGTCGGCAAGACCGGCGAGAGCCGGATTAACTCGATAACGATTGACCCGCACGTCGACCCCTTTGACCTCTGGCCGCAAGTATTGGGTCGCGAGATAGGTGATCGTATCCAGATATGGGAACGGCCGGCGGGCGTAGCGTCGCCATTGACGAAAGATTGTTTCATATCAGGGATTTCTCATGACTGGAATACGGCTAACGCGACGTGGCGTACTACGTTCACCCTTCAAGATGCCACCAAATACGGCAGTTTCCTAACGCTCGACAATCCGACGCTAGGCCAGATTGATCACAACGCTTTTGTATTCTAAGGAAAGTAGCAGATAAATGCCCGTTCCCGTTTGGTCACCCGGCCAGGTCCTAACCGCGTCCGATGTTAATACGTGGTTTGTCCCGGTAATCGCGTATAAGACAACCGACCTAGGGCGGACTACTACGTCACAGACAGCCGACCCTGATATCACGCTTGCCGTAGCGGCTAACTCCACCTACACAGTTGAGGGCGTGCTGTTTTACAAATCGACCACGGCAGGCACCGACTTTCAATGGACATGGGCTATTCCGGCTGGCACGGCAGGCGGCTTGTATGTGGCCACGTATCTAGGCTCTGGCGGAGGCGCTGTCGTCGCCGATACAAACGGATGGACAGACCCGGCTAAGGCGGCAGACGCCACCGTGGCTAACCAGGTTTACGGCGTGAGGATCAGCGGCACGCTGTCGACTGGCGGCACGGCCGGTAACTTTACGCTTCTCTGGGCGGCCAGCGCCGGAGCCCCCACGACGACGCTTACGGCACGTACCCGTATTCAGTTGAATAAGGCAGGCTGACCAAAGGGAATCATGAATAAGCTAACCGCTGCCTTTGCGGCAGTAAGTAAAATCCTC